CCTGCACCTGCAACATAATCGTAAGTCTGCAAATTAGCAAAATCTACGCTACTTGGCTTTGTTCTCATTGTTACGGGCAAAGACAGATAGGCATCAGATTGCGTGGTGTTCGCAGTAATAGCGGCAGGAATAAATGAAGCATAATTAGTTGATGAATCGCTGTTGCGATAGTAATACCGCTGGCACATAGCCAATTCAGCCTGTGGGCTTCCACCGCTTGCAGTTACAAAATCTGTGGCAGTAGATCCTGCTTCGATCTGTACGCCCCATACTGTAATAGTGGAATTTTGGATCCCAATGTTTGACCAACCCAAAGCAGCAAGTGTTGATCCAGTTGAAGTATTGATAAGTAAGTCAAGGCCGTCATCTCCGCCAGCAATAGTTTTACCTGAAATTGATGGAAGTGTAATTGTTGATGAATACCTTGCCCAAGATGTTGTAATTGCTTGTCCTGCATTTGCCGTAGAAACAGTTGTACTTCCGCCAGTTCCAAATAATTGACGAAGTGTTATGCCAACTTTTGGAGTACCTGATGAAGCCTTAGCCCAAAAAGAAACAGTTACTGTTTGACCAGCAAAAGTTCTTACTCCTTCAATTACTTGCCCAATGAAAGAATAATCACCTGCCGCTGATTGCCCTGTCGTTGCTTGCTGAATAAAATTCTTTCCTTCGTAGCCAGCAACTGGAGCAGTTCCTGCGGTAAAAGTTTGTGCTGTTGTAGTAACAGTTCCGCCAGCACTGCCGTGTCTCCATCTGTCGAATGTGTATGCACCTGCAGTTGTGCTTGTGAACGCTCTTTGATTTATACCAAAGTCACCATTGATGATCTTGTTCTTGCCCGCAAAGAAAGTATTAGATCCGCCCGAAGGAGTAGCCCATGCAAGACCTGTTGCAGCTGTGGAGTCTGCCGTTAGCACTTGCCCATTCGTGCCTACTGCCAAACGCGCTGGAGTATCGTTAGCCGTTGCCCCAATAAGATCGCCCTTAGCATCGACAATAGACTTAGGAACCATCGTTGCCATAGTTGTGTCAATAGCATTGCCCAACGTACGCATGGCGAGCGCGCCATTTTTTACAAGGCTAGTGTCATCTGGCTCTGGCCAAGAATAGATCGGACTTGTTGCCATCAGTTAGTTCTCCAGTCGGGATAATTGAGTAATTGTATCATTGAGGATTCTTAAATAGGCGGAATTGAAAAGTCTGTCGCTGAGACATACAGGGTCATATCGACATACGTTGGAGTGGCATTAACAGCTATGTTTTCCACAAAGCCCTCAAAGGTTCCCCCAAGCAGGTTGCTTGGTAGGTTGTCAATAGATACAGGCTCATTACAAAAAACCGTAATAAGATCATCCAGCATTGCGCTAGGTAAATCTGGGTTATCTAACCGAAAGCGGATCGCACCTAGTGAGCCTCTAGGAGTATTGCGCAGAAATAGTTCTCTTTCAGCAATCTGCTGCATATCGCCTATGTTAAGGATGTTAGATTCTGTAGATTTCTCAAATAGCCCATAGATCGCTATTTTCTCAGTATCTGTCAAGGTTAGAAGCGATGCATAGCCTGTGGAGTATTTATAGATAAGGCTATTGCGTAGGCGAGCAGTCTGGGTCTGGGATTGGATACTGCTAGGAGTTGCATAAGCTGCATCTAGGTCTGTGTAGCCATTGGCAAGAAGATAGTTCTCGCGATGATCAGCATCGGCATAATAAACAAGTCCATCATTGCCTTCACTGATAATGCCTAATCCGCTGTTGGCTATCTGATCTACAAGAGTCTGGCTTTTAGCTGAGGCAGATGCGTTGATCTGAATCATGTCGAACTCGCCTTGATCGATCTGACCTAGAGAGTTCTCGGCTTGATTCCATGTAACTGTCGCTGGATAGGTAGCCCAAGTTAAAGTCGGATAAACCTCATCCCATGTACCACTGAGGGCTGCTTCCAGAATGAGCGCGATCTGTTCGCCATCTCTTGCAGAAGCAAGGGCTGTGTTATAAACCGCCTTAGATAGTTTGGCTAATGGTCCAATGCCTAGGATAGTGCCAGTGGTAACAAAGCCTGTCTCATCTGGGCTTCTCACTCCGATGTTAAAGTCTGAGACTGTGCCCTTAAATACTTGCTTATAAACCCCTGCTGAATTCTTTAGCTCTAAAGAAATTGGCTCAGTAATGTTGATCGTAAAGGCTGAGTTATCCGCATTGACTATCTGGACTTGGCAGTAGCCTGCTGTGGCTTGGCGATCTATATCTAAGCGACCAGTTGCATAGGAAACAGAGGTAACAGTCGTATAGACATCATCACCTACTGTGACTCGCCATTGTGGAAGCCATGTCATGCTATAGCCAGACCACGCAATGTGCCGCGCTGGGCTGCATCTGTAAGCACTTGGTCGATAGCCTCAGCGATAGCGTTTGGATCACCGATACCAGTGTTCACAATAATTGTGTTACCGCCACCATTGTTTTGAGCACCCGGAAAGCCGCTAGAGGCATAGTTGCCTGCTGAAGTTGAATAACCTCCACCCACTACAGGCACGAAACTGCCAGCAGCTAGTGCATCAAGGAGTGAAGGAGTGCCAGTAGTTGTGCTGGCTACTGCTGAGGTGCTAGTGGCTGTGCCGCCACCGATCATCTTTAACTTAGCGATAGCAGCATCAAGGTTGGCTAGGTTAATTAGATCCTTTGGAAGCATTGAGTCAAGGATGGACTTGATATCTCTTAATTGTAGATCCTGCTGAGTAAGCACACCAAGTATCTTTAGGTCTGCATTAAGTTTGTTAGTTGCATTTGTTATGGCTGCGACATCTTTAGAGGCGATGGCATCTTCCAAGGCAAGGATTGATTGCTTAACTTCTAGGCGAGCAAGGTCGTTAGTAATCTGTAGCAGTTGTGCTTGACTAGTCACTTTGCCTAGTTGCTCGGCTGCACTCTTCTCAGCTGCTGCTAACTGGATCTTTTCCATGTTAAAGACATTCTCACCCTTGCCGAGGGCTAGGTTAGCCTTGTCGATGGCTGCCTTTAACTGCTTGGCTTTAAGTTGCTTCAATTCTTCTGCTGTGAGTTTCTTGCTAGATCCAAGAGTTGCAGCAGTGTATTTAGCCTCTAACTCGGCTAAGTGTGCAAGCCCTGCTGCTGGATCGTTAGCCGAGCCTTTGTTTGCACCTTTAGCAAGGCTTCTTAAATATGGGATCATGGTGAACTTAAACAATTTGTCAATGTCAAAGATTGCGCCTGCGCCGCCAAACGGAAGATTACCAATTCCTTTTATTTGATCTATAAGTATGGCTAAGCCTTGAATAGACTCGGATATAGCCGTAGCAAATTCTTCCATCCCTACTGCTAGATCATCGACTGTATTGTCCTCGCTCAGTATTTTAAGGGAGTCAATAATTCCCTTACCGATAATCTCTTGGACGTTGGCAGATGCAACAGATAACTTATCCATTGAACCTTGGAAGGTGTTAGCAGAGGCAGTAGCAGCCCCAGCAAAGGTAGTAGAAAGTTGATTCATTATCTCATCAAAGGACTTAGCCTTTAGATCAGCCTTGGAGATGCCTACACCTAATTTACCTAGGGCTGTGTTATTTCCTAGGTAGGCCTTGCTAATTGCCCCTGTGACCGAGGCTAAGTCGCGGCCAGTCGAGGCTGAAATATCTAGAGCGATCTGTAATAACTTTTGGCTTTGTGCCGTATTCCCTGTTGCTACGGCTAACTGCTGATAAGCAGGGCGCAGCTTGTCATCGACTACACCAAACTCGCTTTGTAACTTCTGGATAAAGGCTTCTGAAATAGCGACATCGCGACCAAGCCCGACATTCTTTAGAGCTAGTGCTAATTGCTTCTGCGCTTTCTCATCTTCTGCCGCTGCTTTGACTGAGGCTTTAGCAAAGTTTAAGACTGCTGTAGCGCTAAAAGCAACGCCAAGAGTCTTAGCCATGTTCTTAATGTTCTTGGTTAATTTATCTGTAGAAGTCTCAGCACTCTTAAAGGCATTCTTGCCAGTGAACTCTGCTGCAATGTCAATGACTATATTTGCCATGATTAACCTCTCGCCTTGGCTGTTGCGTTAAGTTTATCGGCCGCTGTTTTAATAGCATTAAGGACTGACTCTCTTGCCTTGCCTTGGTTCTCTTCATAGGCACGATACAAAGCGCGACCTTCCATCTTGCCATCGCCCTTCATCGCTGCGCCAAATTTGCCATTCTGATTCTGCACAAAGCGACTGCTAGGAGTTTTGCGACCCATAGTTTCATAGATTGCTCCAGCTGCGGTCTTGTTAAAGACACGAGCGAGCGATCTAAAGCCTCTACGATTTGGCTTTGATGGTGAAGTCTTATAACCGATTCCAGCCTTAACCTGACGAGCAGAGTAAGCAGGGAACCTAGCCTGAGAGTTATCTCTAGGTAGCCATCCGCTTAGGACTGATCCGTCATCCGGTAGATAACCTTTAGCAGTCTTGGTAATTGGCTTTAAGGCTCCAGCGATTTCCTTCTGAGTTTCTTTACCCAGATCAGGAGCAAACTTACGTAAGGCTTTGCGGAGTTCAACGCCGCCCTTTACGCTTGCTGGCATCGTCTACCTCCTTCGCTTCATCT